GATGGAGTCCAGGGTTAACCTTGTAAATCTTGGGTACTTGAATGAACTGGACTGGGCTCGGCTGACCTCGGCCTCGGCGACCTTGGCGAATCTCCTGTTGGACATCAATCATCAGTCCAGCCTGCACATAGGGACGTTAAAGACCATGGCCAGGGCGCTGAAGGTGCGGTGGGTTCAGCGTCACGGCACGGAGTTTACTGGCCTGATAATCGTGGACTATCTGCAACGCATGAAAGGTGAGCGGCAACGGAATGACACCCGTGAGAGTGAGGTCGCCAGCATTTCGAACGGGTTGAAGGACATCGCTGTTGAATTGGACTGCCCGGTTCTCGCCCTTTCGCAGTTGAGTCGGGCCATTGAGAGCAGGGACGATCACCGACCGCGGTTGTCGGACTTGCGGGAGTCCGGCGCCCAAGAGCAGGATGCAGACGTAGTGATGTTCATGCACAGGCCGAGCTACTACGACCAGAACGGCAACGACTCCCACGCGGAGTTAATCATCGGCAAGCAACGCAGCGGACCAACGGGTGTAGTCCCGCTGGTCTTTTCCAGGGAATTCATGCGGTTCGACAACGCCTCGGAAGAAGACCTTGCTGATGCTGCGACCACCCCCCGGGCTGAATCGAATCGTGAACCTAACAACAGGGAGGAACACTGGTGGAACAGGTAAAAGAAGCGATTGGATCGCGTCTGTTAGTCACAATCACCCCCAATAACAGAGACGCCTGTGAGTCGATTATAGCCAAGGGTGGCGTTGTTGTTACTGAAGAAAACCATTTCGATCTTTGCAGCAAACTGCCTGAACTTGCTAAATACATTCGGGCCGGCGACACCATCATATTGAGAGTTATAAGAAATGAATAAAACGACGAAGGAACTCCCGAAGACGCTTCGGGAACTCAAGCCTGCCGGCTATAACTCTCGGAAAATCTCCCGGCGTAGTTTCGCAGGCTTGAAGTCCAGCCTTGAAGAGCTTGGAGATATCGCCGGCTTCACGTTCAATCGGCGCACTGGCAACCTTATCGCGGGGCACCAACGCCGGATGGCTCTGATTGAATCCTTTGGCGAAGACGTGCCCATTGTGAACGTGCATCAAGTGAAAGAAGACGAGTGGTTTGGAGAGCTTCACCTGCCGGATGGAACCGTGTTCCCGATCCGAATTGTGGACTGGGACGAACGGAAGGAGAAGATTGCGAATCTGACAGCGAACAACCCCGAGATTCAGGGCGACTTTATCTTGGCGACGACCGAGAAACTGCTGGCGGACCTTGCGACTGAAGGCGCATTGGACTTCGAGTTGGGAGCCTTGCAGAAGTCTATTGAAGCGGACATGGCGCAGGCTCAAAAGGCGTTAACGAAGGATGTGAATGCCAAAGAGCTACCCGTGGAACCCTCCAACGATCCCGGCGCTAACTTCAAATCAATATATGGATATAATCCAGCAGTGTTCTTTCCTTCAACGAATCGCTACGGAATACCGGATTTACGGGAAGATATGCTTTCCGACCGCATCCCGGAAACGACATGGAGCGGACGAACGGAACTTGTGGATCCTGCGAAGCAGTTTTTTCTCTTTGGTTCCATGGGAATCAACAAGTGGCCGAAAGAAGCGGCAGAAGGAACGCTGTGTTTTCACACGGAGGACGACATTTTTGAACGGACATATAACGATGCCGAGGGATTCGCCGATTGGATAAAGGGGTTTGGGTGGAAAGCCGTTGCCGGGCCTGATTTCTCGCATTGGCGGGACTGGCCTATAGCCTTGCAAATTCTGGCGACCTATAAGAACCGTTGGATCTCAAGGTTTTGGCAAGAAGCCGGAATCAAAGTGATGCCCTGCATCAGTTGGTCCCACGAAGGAAGTTACGACTTCGCTTTCTGTGGCATTCCGCATGGTTGCCCTGTTCTTGAATTTCAGTGCAGGAATTCCAAGGCCGATGCGACCAGCCGTAAGTATACGATGCAAGGTATCAGAGAGTGTATGCTTAGGATCGATCCGGGACACATTGTGATTTACGGCGGGCACGAACATAGGCGATGGTTGGAGCCGGCCTTGGAGCAAGTGCGTGGAGACTCTAAGGCGCGGGTGCATTATGTGGCTTCCTGGACGAACCAACGCAATAAGGCGAAAGGATGGTAAATGGGACGGCACAAACTTCAAAAGAACGGGTTTGATTGCGGCGTTGCCGCGGTCGCTATCATCGCCGACTGTTCCTACGGCAAGGTCTTGCGGCGTTGTCCCGTTGACAAAATGCTAAAGCGCGGGTTGAACCTGAAAGAAATAGGATCGCTCCTAAACGGGCTTACCGGGGTCCCGTGGGTTGGGCGGTTCTCGCGGCTGGAGTCGTTGGAATGGTTACACGAAACAATGCGTTGTAGCGTATACTTGGTCCTATTGAAGGTGCCAGGCGAAAAATTTGGCCATTACGTTGCCGTCATTGATGGCGCGGTGTATGATCCGTGGGACGCTAAACCCGTGCCCATGGAACTCTATGGCAAAAGGCACTGGAAACCTTGGCGAGTGTTTGTATCATTGATCCCGTGGTTTTGAATAACTCATTACTTGGAGGTATAGCCATGATTAACGGACGTGGTGGAAGTGGAGGTGATGGAGAGGGCGATGGCGATGGCGATGGCAGAACGACTGGCCGCGGCTTTCAAGGCCCTGGAACTGAAAACAGAATCCGGGCGGCGCGCGGCCGTGGTGCACCGCGGCAGACGGTTCGACCTGGCCGCAGACGTGGCGAGACTGATGCAGCCTTCGCTCGGCGTCGGCAGTAATCTTCCGAAGCTCCTTCGGACGGTGAAAGAAACCCCTCGGTCTGGTATCATGCGCCCGGCCTTGGGGTTTTTTATTGGCCCTCTTTCACCCTCTGACTACACGCCATGAAGCTCTCCGATCTCCACGCCGCTGCCTACAACCCCCGAAGCATCACGCCGGATTCGCTCTCCGGCCTCTCCAAGTCACTGCAAACCTTCGGCGACATTGCTGGCATCGTGATGAACCGGCGCACCGGCAACCTTGTGACTGGCCACCAACGCATCTCGGCGATCCGCCAGCAGTTCGGGGACTTGGAATTCACTGACGGCCAGATTGTGACGCCCACAGGAGAAGCCTTTCCAATTCGTTACGTTGATTGGCCGATTACGAAAGAGAAGGCGGCTAACATCGCAGCGAACAACCCGCGCACCCAAGGAGATTTTACGGTGGAGGCGCAGGCTATCCTGGCTGAACTTGCTGACATCCCGGAGTTTGAGGACCTGATGTTCGACGACCTGGCAGCGGACCTTGCGGCGCAGTTCGACGGTGCCGCGCAGGCTTCTGAACCCGACGAGCCCGCACACGAAGGACAGGACACCCCGGCGCCCACGCTTCCATGGGAAGGTTATCAACCCATCACGCAACCCGGGGACATCGTGCAACTTGGCACTCACCGCCTGATGTGCGGCGATTCGACGAACCAGGAGCACGTGGACGCTCTATTCGCCGGGGACACGTTCAAACTCACGGTGACATCGCCGCCTTACTCAGACCAGCGGGATTACGACACGGACAACACGGAAGGCCTGGGCGACTGGTCAACCCTGCTGCAAGGCGTATGGGACCAACTCATTCGGCACGCCGAACCGAACTCAAGCGCATTGATTAACCTTGGCCTGGTTCACCGTGAAAGGGCGGTCTTTCGGTATTGGGATTCTTTGATAGACCACGCCGAAGCCTCGGGCTGGCCCCTCTTCGGGTGGTACGTGTGGGACCAAGGCTCCGGGATGCCCGGTGATTTTGCCGGGCGGTTGTCGCGCAGCCATGAATGCCTGTTCCATTTCAACCGGGAAGGGTGCCAGATCAACAAGTGGGTTGAAACCAATGGCTCGGCACAGGCCAGAGCACGGAGCGGAATGGGGGCGGCATTCCGCAATCCTGACGGCAGTTTGAGATTTGCTAGCTCACCTGAACTCATTGGCCAGCCGTTCAAGATTCCCGATTCCGTCATCCGCATCTACCGTGATCTCACCCGTGGCATTCACACGAAGCATCACCCCGCGGTCTTCCCGGTCCAATTCCCGGAATTTATCATCAAGACCTGGACGCAACCGGGGGACATCATTTACGAGCCGTTCGCAGGCGCGGGAACTACCGTCATCGCAGCGAACAATTTGAACCGCCAATGCCTTGCCATGGAAATCAGTCCGCGCTACTGTGACGTGGCCATTGCTCGGTTTCTTCTTCACATTGGGACGCACGCCGACCCGCAACTTTTGGAGAAGTACCACGCCATTTGCTCTTCTTGATCTGTACCTGCTTCTGTTGTTCTCTTTGGCTTCTCTTGTTCTGGTTCTTTTCTTATGGCTTTAGTCTTGTTTCATAAAACAAGACCCCTTCTTTCTTTCTTTCGGTTCCTTTCGCGACGAACGGTATCAGATCGTTCGGATACACTTCGCAGATAGTTCGTCGAACTCCTTAAACTCAGAGAACGCTTGTCGAACAGTCTCCGAACGTTCGTCGAACTCAAAAGTAGCATCGGAGGAATAAATGCCGAAACTGACGCTTCAACTTCAACAGGAAATCATCGCCTTTTGCACCCTGGCTCTCGCACGTCTTTGCACCAAAACCGAGATTCACAGGCTCGTCAAAGACCGATACAACCTTGGGCACCGACAAGCGGACAACTACCTGACACGCGCGCGGGGCGTGATGCTCGCCCAGACCGGGAAGCCCATGGCGGAGCACAAGGCCGACGCCTACGAGTATTACAAGGGAATCATCAAGTCCAGCACGATAGGCGACCGTGAGAAGTTGATTGCCCGTGAACGGCTGGACAAGCTTTTGGGTTTGGAGGTCTACAACTTCCATCACAGCGGCGGGGTCGGGGCTGGTGGCCCGATCTTTGACAGGGACCTTGTCGAACAGTTGGACCCGGAAACGCTTGAACTGTTCGCGCGGATAGAGGACCGTCTTGCGTCCAGAATGGCGCCAGCTAAGATCGTCGAGATGATTGGCGAATCCAAGGAGTTAGTTCAGATAGGGGGAACGAATGGCAACGGACACAATGGCCACGCCGGGAACGGAAACGGGCAGCCCCCGGAAACTACCGAGGTTTCTGTTTCCGGGTGAGTTCGCACGCATTGCGTCGAATGGGCGCTGGTCTCGCGCCAGGCATCTTGCCATCATAGACAGGGCGTTGGCGTTGGTTATCACCGGGCACCTGAAGCGGCTCATCATTGAAATTCCGCCCAGGCACGGGAAGAGCACGCTCGTGAGCAAGTTTTTCGCGTGCACGTATCTGGGGTACCACCCGGAGCGGGAGATCATCCTGACCAGCTACAACAACGACAAAGCCGCGGAGTGGGGCGGAGCTTGCCGTAAAATCCTTGATAAGTTCGGCCCGCAGTTGTTTGGTGTCTGGCCCATTGGCCAGGCCAGCGAGAAGTGGAAAACGAACCTCGGGGCGCAGGGTCCTGACTCGTGGGCCATGCGGACCGCTGGCCCAGGCGGTTCAATCACTGGTGGCGGTATGCACCTCGGCATTATCGACGACCCGGTAAAGGACCGGGAGGAAGCCCTTTCCCCGGTGATTCGTGACAACGTGTGGGACTGGTTCACGTCCACGTTCTACACGCGGGAAAACCTGGCGGCTACTTTTCGGGAAGAGGCGGCGATTGTGATCATTTTGACACGATGGCATCGCGATGATCTCGTTGGTCGCATCAAGCGGCAGATGGCGCAAGGCGGGGAACGGTGGGCGGTCGTTACGATGCCAGCCATTGCTGACCCCGGGTGCATGGATGATCCGACATTGATCCGAGAAGGAAACCCCCACGGCTTCAGATATGCGGGCGATCCATTGTGGCCGGAGATGCGGAACTTTGCCGCCCTGGAACGCATCAAGCGACAACTGACCATTGAACATGGGACAATGTGGTGGAACGCACTTTATCAGCAGAATCCTGAGAGCGAAGGGTCTTCAGACTTCAACCCAGGATGGTTCACGCCGGACCTTTGGGTGCCACGATGGCCAGACGAGGCGACCACGGAATGGAGCTTCAAGGTCTTGGCCTTGGACCCCTCACTTGGAATTGACAACGAATCTCGCCCTGGTGACTACTGCGCTTTCGTTCGGTTGGGTGGCGTTGGCGTCGAAGGCCCCGGAACTGGAAAACTCTACGTGAGCGCAAAGATGCGGAACAGTGGTGGGACCGAACACATTGCCTCTGACCTGCGGCAAGAACTTATTGAATTCAAGCCTGACGTCTTCGTGTTGGAAACGAACGGGTTTCAACGGCTGCTGAAGCGGGACGTGATGGAGGCCATGGGCGCGGTGCCTGACTGCGCTTGTAATATCTGCGGGGTGAACAACGACGTGAACAAACGCACTCGGATTCTTCGGCTTGGGGGGAAGTTGGCAGCGAAGATGTTCAACTTTGTCGATGGGCCAGGCACGCGCCTTCTGTGGAACCAACTTCAGGAGCATCCGAACGGCGCCCACGACGACGGACCGGACGCATTGGAGATGGCATACCGCGGGGCAGTTCGCTACTTCAATGCCACGGAACAAGCGGACGATCTTGGTGAACGGTTTCCCGTTGCCATGTTGAACCGCTTGTGACACGAGATACAATCCGCCACGCCAACGCAACCCAAGGAGATTGACCATGGCGAAGAAAAGCGAGCTGAGTGTCCTCCGTGAACAAGTCGAGTTGGCCAAACTGCGAGTAGAGGAACAGAGAGTCAAAGCCGAGGCAAAGGTCCTGGAGTCGGCGACGACCTATTACACGAACTACATCGACCCGCTCGAACGGTTGATTGGACCGGAAGGCAAGCTGTGGCTGCCTTCAGGCCCGGGGGCGCAGGCCGGGCAACTGGGTCCCACGGGCATTGACTTGGACTCGGAACGCCAAGCCGCACGGCGAATCTGCGAAACGAATCCGTTCGCCATCAACGCTATGACGAACTTCGTCAACTTCATCATAGGGGATGGAATTCAATGGCGTGCAGTGGCCAAGAAAGGACTTGACCCGGAATCACCCGACATCAAGCGACTCCAACCTATCGTGCAGGAACGCATCGACGCTTGGATGGAGGATAACGACTGGATTGAACGGGAACGGGAACTGTGCAAGCGTGAGTTCCGCGATGGTGAATGGTTCGTTCGCAAGTTTGGTCCGGTTGTGCGTGGCGTGGAACCAAACCTGGTCTTTCAGCCTGCAAACGACCGTGACGAGAACCACCTGTTGGGCGTTATGACCGCACCGATGGACGTTGAAACGGTACTCGGCTACCTCGTCAACGAAGTGCCGGTTTCCGCCCTAGAGATGTTCCACCGGAAGGCGAACGTAGATCGGAACGTCAAACGTGGAAGCCCCTATGTCTACGGAATGCGGGAAGAACTGGACTTCGCCAAACGGCTGCTGTTCAACGTGGCAACTGTCACGACAATTCAGGCCTCGATTGCCATGATTCGGAAGTTTGACCCGATGGTGAGCAAGGGGCAAGTTGACGACTTTGTTTCACGGTCCAAGCAAAAGACCGTGACGAGCACGGACCAAAACATGACCGTCAGGATGCAGCGGTTTCTGCCTGGTCAGATTCTCAATGAGTCGGCGTCGATGCAGTACGATTTCCCCATGATGAACGTCCAAGCCGCGCAGTTCGAGATTGCCTTGCAGATGATCTTGCGGGCTTGCGCCGCCCGAATGTCCATGCACGAATCTATTTTCTCGGCGTTCGACTCGAAGGGCAGCTTTGCCTCGGCCTTGGTCTCAGAGAGCCCGACCTACAAGAACCTCAAGGCTATCCAGTCCTCCGTGGTGCGCACTGAAGACAAGATCATCACGATGTGCGTGTTGGACGAGGGAATTATCGCTGGGGACCTTCCGGCAAACGTGGTGGAGTTCATTGACATTCAGGGCGAGCCACACGACATCGAGTCCCACGACACGGAGAAGGATGCGCGCCGCGACTCGGGGTTGCAGGCTGATAGGATTCTCTCGCCGCAGACACGATCTCAACGCATGGGACTGGACTACGAACGGGAGCAACAGAACTTCAAGGAACACGACGAGGCCACTGGCGCGGGACAGGAACCGCGGCTGCCGATTGAACCGGACGAAGAAGAAATGATGCGACGGGCCATGATGAAGCGTGGCAAGATGCCAGGGATGCCGGCGGGGGTGTAACCCATGCCCCAAGGCGTCAACAACGCACTGTCAAGCAGACTGGCGGCACTCACTGAGATTCGACAAGTCCAAGTCGTTGGTGTAGCCGACGAAGTAGTTGCCGCGGTCAAGAAGACCGTCGAACGTAACTGGCTTGGGCTGCTGCGCGTTCTCGTTGCGACTGAACGCCCCTACGGTGACCGGCGCCGCAAGACGCTTCACGATTGCATGATGAGCATAGCCATTCTCGAAGCTCGGATTCTCACGACGCTCATGGGCAAGTTCCGGCAGGCCGTGAAGTGGGGCTATGACTCGCAGTTCCAGTGTTTCGTTGAAGCTCTGCCGGAACCCTATTGGTTTGGCGTGATGCGGCGGCCAGTGCAGGAGTCGGTGTCATTCCCCGGCGTCCCCAATAGCTCTCCGGCCGCGGTGATTTACAACCCGCCTTCTCCGGCCGCGGTGAATGCTTGGATCGATAGACTGGCCAGGCCCGGGCACGGTGGCATGAACTGGATCGAAAGCCTCGAACGCCGTTACGCCACGGAACAGGACGCGTTGCGAAACATCATCACGGACGGCATGGCCCGCGGACAAAATCCCCGCATCATAGCGAAGGCAATCCAACCAGTAATTCGTCATACCGCATGGCGTGCGCAGACCATCGCACGCACGGAGACATTGCGGATAGCGAACGCAATGCAGATGGAAAACTATCGGCAGTTCGCCTCGGTCATTGTGGGGTTTCGCCGGACCGAAACGCTGGACGATCGGACCCGCCCGCATCACAGAGTTATTCACGGGACGATTTATTGGGTTGAAGGAGAACCCAACGTGTCCAGGATGCCAGCCCTTCCAGACGAACCGAATTGCCGCGGGACGTACACGCCTGTAATGAGGACGCTTGCTGAAGTCTTGGCTCGGAGTGGTCAGGTGATACCAGACCTTCCCCGGTTCGGGCCTGGCACCGTGGCAAGCAAATATGGACCGATTCCTGACCCGGGGACCTTTGCGCGATGGTTCGACACCAGGGCCAGTCTGGCGGACAGACAGAAGCTCGTTGGGTTCACGCGGTGGAATGCTATGTGGAACAAGCTGCGCGGCGTGCGCAGTCCTACGTTTGCAGATTTTCACGATCAAGAGGGACGGCTAATCCCGTTGCGTGAAATCGAGGAACAGTCGGTCCTACAGATTGAGATTCGACGGGAAGCTATGGACCGGTGGACGCAAAGTTACTCGGCGCAGGTGGCTCTTGAACTTTCGGCGTTCCCACTTCGCCCGCCGCCAGTGCCACCCGAAGATCGGCCTTAAAATGATGCCCCAAACCACGACTACGCCACTTTGACGACCGGTCTCTTACTCCCCGACACCAACGCCCCCAAGGCCATCCGTTCCCTGACTTTGATTTGACAACAAGCCTCACAATCGCTTAAATGCCGCACTACTATCCGTCGTAGTTCGACACCAACCGAGTGTGATAGAGCGGAAAATGGAAATCCAACTGCAAGAGTGGGCGTCTGGAAAACCCGAAGGCGGAATCGACAAGACCGCTTTCGTCCTCAAGGGCGTCAAAGTTCTTGGCTTGCAGTCCAAACACGGATATTCCTACAACGCACTGGGCCTGAAAGCTGCCGTAGGACTCTACGAAGGACTCGCCATCAAGGCCGCGGGACACCCACAACCAGGGCAACCAATGGGCGTCCAATACGCCGATAAACTCGGCTTCTTGCGCAATGCACGATTCGTCGATGGCCAAGGAATTTACGGCGATGTGCATTTGAACCCCCATCAAAAACTTTCTGAGGCCCTCATGTGGGACGCCGAAAACGATCCCAACGGCGTTGGCCTATCCCACGAAGCCGTTGCGACGGGTGGCACAAAGACCCCTGGCGGTGTCATTGAGGGCATCAAATCTGTTCACGCTCTTGCCGTCGTTACGGACCCCGCGACGACGAAAGGGCTTTTTGAATCGGCATCCTCTCTTCAAACCGGAGGCAAGGGAATGGAACTCAAAGACCTTACGCTGGACGAACTGAAAAAGACCCGGCCCGATCTGTTGGAGGCCGGATTCAAGGAACTTCAGACCACGGATCAAGTGGCCAAGCAAATCGAGGCCATGAAAACGGAAAACGCTTCCTTGAAGGCCAAGGTTGGCGAGTTCGAGATCAAAGAAGCTATTCACGCCCGGCGTACCATCGTCGAGAAGAAGA